GTCGCGGAACTTACGCCCCGGCAACTGCATCGGACGGCACCGTTCGTACAGTGATGGCCATTTCGCTGCCAGCAATTGCTGTAGGCCCTAACGCTACTCGCGTTGGTGCTCTCGGCGTAACTCAAGCATAAGGAGAGTAACCATGGGCCAATTTAAACCAATGGTGAAGATGGAGACCACTGAGCCCTCAGTTATCCTGAAGCTCAAAAAAGGTGGTCACGTCGGCATGAACCGCGGCGGCGAGTACGGCTTTGAGAATATGCGGTCTAAAGGCATGAGCACCATGCCCGACACCTCGTATTCTGCGCCGGCTGCTGCCCCCAAAGCTCCTTCTATGATGGCACGTCGCGCTGCTATGGCTGCTCCTTTGATGAAAAAAGGCGGCAAAGCTGGCGACATGTCTCAAGACAAAGCCATGATCAAAAAGGCTTTTAAGCAGCACGACATGCAAGAGCACAAAGGCGCTAAGGGCACTAAGCTGAAGTTGAAAAACGGCGGCACGACCAAAGTAGTTGACGGCGACAAGAAAGACAGCGCCCACGGCACTGGAATGGTCAAGATGGGCAAACCGGCTGGCTACAAAACCGGCGGAACCATTGAAGGCAACGCGGGCAAGTTTATGAAGACAAAGGTAGTGGATGGCGACAAAAAAGACAGTGCTACCGGCACTGGTGGCGTGCGCATGTCCAACTCTGGCGGCTTCAAAAACGGTGGCTCTACCAACTGGGAAAATCGCCCGGCTGATACTTCTAAACCCGGCAAGACCAACACCGTAACTGGTGAAGTCAAAGAAGCCAATGCTGGCGGCTACAAAAAAGGCGGTGCTGCAAAAAAGCACTTCGCTACGGGGGGCAGTGTTAACAACGCTGGCCACGCCGTAGCAATGCCTAGCAAGCCGATGTCAAAACCAGTAAGCAACACCGCGCAATCGGGCACCTTCAAAAAGGGTGGCAAGGTTATGCGCAAAGCTATTGGCGGCAGCATGGATGACCAGCAAATGCCGATGCGCGACATGAGCGGCGGCGCCTACGGCAAGTCTGTTGGGCCAAGCGATGACGATATGGGGATAGCCAATGCCATTCGTAACGCTCCGTCTGACGCGATGAACGCAATGATGCGTTTACTGGGCAAGAAGCCTTCTGCTGGAGCAGGTCGGGGGATGGTAAATCCACCCATGGCCCGCAAAGGCGGCGGACGAGCCAAGTGCTAGTAAAGTAGGGGCTTCGGCCCCTACTTTTTAATTGGAGATAGATATGGCAGATGCAGTTACAAGCCAAACGCTGATAGACGGTGAGCGCTTGGCTATCATGAAATTCACCAATATTAGCGATGGCACAGGCGAGACCGCCGTGACCAAAGTCAATGTGGCCAACTTAGCCAGCAGCGGTTCTGGCAAAGCCTGCACCGGTGTTATTGTGAACAAAATTACTTCGGTATGCCACGGCTTGGAAGTGCGTATGTACTGGGATGCCTCAACCGATGTACCGTTTTTTCTTAGTACGATCAACACCAATTACGAAAATGATTTTTCTAGTATTGGTGGCATCACAAACAATTCGGGCACAGGTAAAAACGGAAACATTGTTTTTAGCACCTCTGATGCAAGCTCTGGCGATACGTACACCGTTGTTTTAGAAATGGTTAAGACCTACAGCTAAGGACGTATCATGCCTTTGATCAAATCCAAATCTGAAAAAGCCTTTAAGAAGAACATCGCCGCCGAAGTGAATGCGGGTAAACCTGTCAAACAAGCGGTGGCGATTGCGTACAGCACCAAGCGCGCCGCGCCCGTAAAAAAGGCAGGCGGCGGGTCTCTTAAAGAAATCCCTGAGAGCAACAAAGGGTTACCTAACTTGCCTGAGCAAGTACGGCACAAGATGGGCTACATGGCCGAAGGTGGTTTGTATGCCAACATTAACGCCAAACGTGAACGTATTGCCCATGGCTCAAAAGAGCACATGCGCAAACCCGGCGCTAAAGGTGCTCCAACTGCCGAGGCTTTTAAAGACTCAGCCAAAACCGCCAAAATGAAATCAGGCGGCAAGATGATGAAGTCTTGCTGGTAACCATGGCTAAAAATCCATCTCTAGCTATCGGGCGTGGCGAAAAACTTCCCGCTAAACAAGGCGCGGGGCTTACCGCCAAAGGACGCGAGCGCTACAATCGGGAAACCGGATCGCACCTGAAGGCTCCACAGCCCCAAGGTGGCGCAAGGCGCGATTCTTTCTGTGCCCGCATGGGCCCGGTTGCTCATAAAAGCGAACCCGGTAGCCGTGCAAGGGCATCAATGCAACGCTGGAACTGTCCCGGCTGGTAAGGAACGAACATGGCCAAAGTTAAAAAATTTGCAAACGGTGGCGCACTTGGTGATGTGGTGGGCACGGCGTCCAAGTTCACCGCGCCGCCCGGAGACAACTCCAGCGCGCCTAGCGCAGCTCCACCGCTTAACCTTAGCTACGGTGGGAGCGGCCAGCCCGACAGCGCGAACGCACCGAACCAAGACCAAAACCCTACTTTGCAGAATATTAACGCCGCATCCACGGCGCTGCAAATGGCTCCACGGTACAAGAAAGGCGGGCACATCACCACCCGCCGCGTGTCTAGCGTTACCAAGTCCTCAAAAGCGCCTTGCTGGTAAGGAAAAGCCATGGCTTACTCAGGTACTGTTGGCCAGACCATCATCACGGTCCAAAAGCTCATTGACCATGGGGCGCGACGTGCTGGGAAGCTGGCCGAGGAATTGACGGTTGAGCAGGTGCAAGCGGCCAAGGAGTCGCTGTTTTATATCCTGAGCAACCTGATTAACCAAGGCATCCAGTATTTCGCCATCAAAAAGACCGTAATCGGCCTAAATCCTGACCAATACCAGTATTACTTGCCCGTGGGTGGCAACGATGTGCTAAACGCGCTTTACCGCACGTTAAATCGCCCAACGCCAAATATTGCCAACGGATACTTTGCGTCTTCGGGTAACGCCCAGTTGGCCTTTGACAACAACACGGCCACGGCGGACACCCAGACCTCGCCCAACGGCTACATCGGCGTCAACTACGGCACGAACAACTCAATCTACGCCGGGTCAATCGGTATCCTGCCCGCCACCTCGGGCTCGTTTCACATCCTGCTGGAATGGTCCAACGACGGTTCCACGTGGAACACGCTATACGACACCGGTGTCGTTACGTGGGTAAGCGGACAGTGGCTCTGGTACGACATTGATCCGGGCGTCACAGCGCAGTATTACCGCATGCGCGAGACGGGCGGCGGCACTTTGAGCGTGGCTGAGTTCTACGTGGGCAACAACTCCACCGAGATCACTATGTCGCGGCTCAACCGCGATGACTACACCAACCTGCCCAATAAGAACTTTACGGCCAACCAGCCGTTCCAGTTCTGGCTTAACCGCACGATCCCGCAGGCCACCATAACGGTTTGGCCAACGCCCTCGGACCCGTTTGTGCAGATGACGGTCTGGTACTCGGCCTATGTGCAGGACGTGGGCGCCTTGAGCGGCCAGTTGGCCATCCCTGATCGCTGGCTTATGGCCATCCAAAACATGCTGGGCCACCAGATGGCGCAAGAGCTGCCCGGCGTTGACTTGCCGCGCATCCAGTACCTTGAAGGCCAAGCCACTAAGTATTTCCAGATGGCCGAGCAAGAAGAGCGCGACAAGTCGCCGATCATGCTCAGCCCCAATATCTCGGTCTATTCGAGGTAGCTGCCATGCCCCGGTTCCTTGACACCCGTGGCGGCTCCGACATTGCGATCTTCGTATGCGACAGGTGCAAGATGAAGCGCGCGCACTCAACTGCGCGCAACGACCCCAACTTCCCCGGCCTGCTGGTGTGTGACCAAGGCTGCGCAGACCAGATTGACCCCTACCGGTTGGCTGCGCGCCAGACTGAGCGCATCACGATCCGCTTCCCGCGCCCCGACGTAAGCGTGGCGGTGACCGGCGGCGACATAGTCACGACGCCTTACGGCGGTGAGATACTCAGCACCGAGCAGAACACGAACACGCCGGAGAACAACGGCAACAACAGCGGACTGGCCCCGCAGCCCTGAACATGTCGATTAACGTAACCATCACCCAGCTTCCACAAGCCCAGACGATTACTGGGACGGAAGCGGTGCCTATTGTCCAAAACGGCGTCACGGTGCAGACCACGACCGCTGCGCTGGCCGGATCGCCCATCCAGACGCAGAGCTTCTTGACGGCCAACAACGAGCCCACGTTGGCCAACAGCCGCGCCCTTGCGGTAGGTTCCGGGCTTAGTTTGGCCGATGGTGGCTCGCAGAGCACGCTACAGGTTAACCTTGCCGGCGCGCTGGCTAATCTAAACAGCCTTGGAACGGGCATCGTGGCTAAGACTAGCTCCACGGCCCTCGCGGCGCGCACCTTGAGCACCAGCGGCTTGGGCCTATCGGTCACCAACGGTGACGGCATCGCGGGCAACCCGACCTTCCAATTGACCGGCGTGGCCGCAGCAATTGCCAGCACGTCGGGAACCGGCATGCTGGCCATCGTGGGCGGTACGGTTATAGCCAACCGCACCATGACAGGCGTATCGGGCCAGATCATTGTGACTGATGGCAACGGCGCCAATAACCCGTCCTTTGGCTTGGCGACCACCGCGGTCACGGCGGGCACGTATTCGTCCGCCACGTTTACTGTTGATTCGTATGGCCGATTGACGGCGGCGTCTAGCGGCACAGCGGGCGGCGTTACGTTCTTTAGCGCGGGATCAACGGGCTTTACGCCCAGCACCGCCACATCGGGCTCAATCACCTTGGGCGGCATCCTCAACGTAGCTAGTGGCGGCTCTGGCACGGCTACGCCTGCCTTGGTGGCTGGGACCAACGTCACTATCACAGGCACTTGGCCAAACCAGACGATAAGCTCGTCTAATCCCGGCGGCACGGTGACCTCTGTTACCGGCACAAGCCCTGTTGTATCGTCGGGCGGCACAACCCCGGCAATTAGTCTGGCAACGGCTTACGGCGATACCTTAAACCCTTATGCGTCTAAGACGGCAAATACCGTTTTGGCCGCGCCTAGTGGGAGCGCTGGCGTACCGACTTTCCGCGCATTGACGACGGCTGACATCCCCGCGCTGTCTTACGTAAGTTCGGTGGGCGCGACTGCGCCAATTACATCCACGGGCGGCTTGACCCCAACAATTGGCGTGACTGCCGCCGCGCTTAGTAAGACGGACGATACCAACGTCACCATGACTTTGAGCGGCGCGCCTACCACGGCGCTCTTGGCTGCGACGACTATGGCCCTTGGCTGGACGGGCCAACTTGCCGTAAGCCGAGGCGGTACAGGCGTTGCGCTAACCACGGCTAATTTTGTCTTTGCTGGCCCTACGTCTGGCGCACCGGCTGCACCAACTTTCCGTGCGTTGACAACGGCGGACATATCCAGCTTGGGCTATGTCACTTCGGTCAGTGGCACAACGGGCCGTATCACCAGCACGGGCGGCACTGCACCAGTTATTGACTTGGCCAGCGGCGTCATTACGGCTGGCACAACTGGCTCAGTTACAGCCATTCCGGTCATTACGGTTGACACTTACGGGCGTGTGACTAGCATTACAACTGCGGCTAATCCACAAGGCACAGTCACTTCGGTAACGGGTACATCACCTGTCGTATCTAGCGGCGGAGCAACCCCAGCGATTAGCTTGGCGACTGCTTATGGTGACACTTTGAACCCGTACGCATCTAAAACGGCAAACACCATTTTGGCTGCGCCTAGCGGAAGTGCGGGCGTACCAACTTTTAGGGCATTGACAACGGCGGACATACCCACGTTGGCGTATGGCTCAGTTACCAGTGTCAGCTTCACCGGCGGTTTGATTTCGGTAGCTACGCCTACAACAACCCCAGCCTTGACAGTAGCTGGAACAAACGGCGGCATTGTCTATTTTTCTAGCGCAAGTACATGGGCGTCTAGCGCGGCATTGGCGGCAAACGCTTTGGTGATAGGTGGCGGCGCTGGTGTAGCGCCAAGCACTACAACCACCGGTACGGGCGTTGTAACGGCCTTGGGCGTGAATACCGGCACTGCCGGGGCCTTTGTGGTCAATGGCGGGGCTTTAGGTACGCCAAGCAGCGGCACGGTCACTAACCTTACTGGTACGGCTTCTATCAACATCAACGGCACTGTTGGCGCAACTACGGCTACCACCGGGGCGTTCACCACGGTATCGGCTTCCGGGGCAATAACGTCTACAGTGGCGACTGGCACGGCGCCTTTTGTTGTTGCAAGCACCACGCAAGTAGCTAACCTGAACGCGGCCACCGCAGGTACGGCAACCAACGCGACCAATGTTGGGATAACGGCTGCGTCATCGGGCGCGACAAACTATTTGACCTTCGTCACAGCCACTACCGGGAACCTCCCGCAATTGGTAAACTCGTCGATAACTGCAAACGCGGCAAACGGCACTATCACCGGCGGCATCGCTGGTGGCGCTTTCTAAGGAAAACATCATGGCACAAAGCGGATACACCCCCATCCTGATTTACGCAAGCGGCACGGCCACAAACGTCCCCTTAGCGGCGAACCTGACCAGCAGCGCATCGGGCGCCGAGCTGGCCTTGAACTACGCCGATGGCAAGCTGTACTACAAAAACAGCTCGGGCGTGGTGACGCTGCTGGCAGGCTCAGGTGGCGGTGGTCCAGCCGCTGGCTCCAACACCCAGATTCAGTTCAACAACAGCGGCGTGTTCGGCGCATCTGCCAATTTGACTTGGAGCGGCACCGTACTGGCCACGACTGGTTTAACGGCTACTGGCGCGATCCTGCACAACACCACGACCAATAACCAGTCGTACACCACTACTGGTGCTGGCACGATCACTATATCGTCTGGCACGACCGGCACGATTGATGGCATGAACATCGGTGCTACGACTGCTGGCACTGGCCGGTTTAGCTCCATCACCAACACCGGCTTGACATCGGGCCGTGTGGTGTACTCCACCACTGGTGGCCTTGAGACTGACTCTGCCAACCTTTTGTACAGCGGTACTGACCTGACTGTGTATGGCATCACCGTGGGCCGTGGTGCGGGTGCT